TAGAGCGGCCTTCGGGCCGTTCTTACAATCCAAATAAACATGAACACCTTTGAGGTAGCAGAATGTATTACACAGTAGAAGAAACTAGTTTGGCACTTAATGAGGCCAAGACGATTATCGACTCTCGTACAAAAGAAGTCGATGCTTATACACGAGGTTATAATGACTGTTTTGCTTTTCTTGCTGAATACGACAAGGCATTAAAGGGTAAAGACCCTGATTATAACTTAGATTTAAACTACAAAACTACCTTAGAGTTCTTTCAGAACATACGCAAGGGTGGCTATCGGAATCTCAGAGAGTTTGCCATAGCAGCGGGTTATGAAGTTATCAGAAATAGTAAAACCATGCACGGTGATATAGCCTTTGAGCACTCAAGAAAAAAGGGTGGCTCGGCTATGATTGCAGAGGGGTGTTTCTGGACCACTACCTGCGAACTTAACACAGGAATACAAACCTCGCGAAGACGTTTATCTTCTGAGGGAAAACTCGGCATCATTGCCAGACCCATTAAAGGAATATAAGATGGCTTATTATTTTAAAGGCGCACAGATACTTGCTCCGTACACTATCGTATCCAACCAGCCTATTTATGAAACTGATAGCGTTAGTTTGGCTAAACAAAGAGCTTCACAAGGTGTACAACGTTGGGAGATTTCTTTTGATACCTTAGCAACAGGTGACAACGAGGCTGACTTGCTGCTTGGTGTTATTGAAAACTTAGCGACAGCAGATACTATGGTTATGCCTCAACTGCCCTCTGTTGAAAAGGGCACAGATGCTAGTACCAACCTGACCCTGACTTTGGGGGCTGCTGCAGGAGACACTAGCGCGCGAGTAACCAGTGATGGTTTTGTTAAGAAGGGTGCCTTCTTTAAGTTCTCAAATCATACAAAGCTTTACATGCTTACTTCTGAAATAGAAGTTAGTGAAAGCGTAGACCTGTCAACCGGGGTGGTAACTAGAACAGACTTAGAACAGAGTTTTACGTTTTTCCCTGCTTTGAAGACCGCAGTGACTACTGCTCACACAATGGACACGGGTGCGGATGCGCAGCTTTCTTACTATAGAGATATTGATAACCAGGTTGGTATAACCTTTAAAGACGGTATTCTTTCAAGCACTGGATCTGTTAGTTTGACAGAGGCTATTGTATGAGACAATTTTCAACAGCTGTTCAAACTGTTTTAGATAGTGATTTAATTGAGTTTACTTATCTTATTAAGCTTTCTTTAAACTCTACATATTACTTAACCTCTAACTCTCATGACTTAGAGTTCGAAGATAATGTTTATATTGCTAACGGTGGTCTCTATGAGTTTGATAGCCCAAGGTTCTCCACAGTGATTGACAGAGAGAGTTACAAGATTGTAATCTCAGAAGTTTTAAACCAACTCTACGCTGAGTTTAGAAATAATGTTATTGGTAAAGATATAGAAGTTTTTGTAGCTTTAAAAAGCGCAGGTGGTGACTATATGTTAGGTGCTGATGATGTGCTGAGAATTTATAAGGGTACTATTGATAAGCCTACTATTACCAACGACTTTAATGAAAAACTTGCGGTAATAGAGGGGACATCACCAATGTCAGACTTAGACATGAGTAAGCCGTTTATCACTTCAAGAGACGGCATGGATCAAAAGAGTTCAACAGACACTTCTTTTGATGAGATATACAAAAATAGTGAAATCAATTTAAAGTGGGGGAAAATCTGATGGGAGGAATATTCCAAGCAATCATGTTTGTTGCTTCTACTGCATATCAAATATATCAACATAAAAAGCAACAGAAAGAAGCAGATAAACGAAAAGGCTTTGAACTTACTATCAGCGGAGAAGCTTCCCCTATTCCTATCGCTTATGGTAAAAACGCAATCGGTGGTATGGAAGTAAAGCACCGTATAACCGATAGCTTTGTTTCTGCATCGGATAACAGCGACAGAGTCTTTCTTAAAGGTTTGACAAATGTTAACAAGACAGGTAGTAAGAACGAGTTTCTTCACGTACAGTATGTACTTACTCAAGCTGGCATCCATGGAGTCCAAAATATAAAAGTTAATGACCTTGATTACAATGATAATGAAGGAGAATTCCGACACCATATTAGGACTTTTAACTCTGGACGTGCTGATAGTATAGCAACTGCAAACGGAATACCTAGTACTAACACTTTTTCTGGTTGTGCCTTTGCTTCTGCTACATTTAAGATTGATAGAGATGACCCTCAATACAGCGGTGTACCCTCTATGTCCTTTCTTACAAAAGGCCGGGTTGTCCCTACAGTCGTTTCTACAAACGGCTCTTACGAAATTGGGCCATCGTCTTACTCAAATAACCCTGCAAGGTGCTTGCTTGATTACCTTACAAACGAGGACTTCGGACGAGGGCTTTCAGCAGATGGGTTAGACCTTGAGTCTTTCTATAATGCTATAGCTGTTTGTGGTACGACAGTATCTTCTGGCAGAGCAATTTCAGGTAAGGTTAATGGTAGCGCGACTACCAGGGATATCCCTTTGTATGAATGCAACCTCATGTTGGACTCTAGTAAGACTGTTCGTGATAACATAGAAGAAATCATGGGCACAATGGCTTTAGCAGAGTTAACTTGGACTTCAGAAGGAAAGTATAAACTTCTCGTAGAGTACCCCACAACCACTTCAGAACTAAATGCGTTAGTTGACTCAACACATTACTTCACTGATGATGATATTATCAGAAACGAAATTAACATGAGTTGGCCCAGCGCCTCCGAGCGCTATAACCAATACACCGTTTCTTTTAGTAACGAACACGAAGACTTTAAAACAGATAGTGTTACTTGGCCCACTTTAGGTAGTACGGCTCACAATGTTTACCTTGCTGAAGATAACCAACAGCCGTTTAAAGGTTCTGAACAGGCAGTGGGGATTACAGACCCTTACCACGCTAAGGCACGGGCAGAACAAAGAGTTCGGACTTCTCGCCTCTTGTTTACCCTTGAGCTTACTGTTAGTAAGAAAGGATTGTCGTTAGAACCGGGAGATTTTATCAACATCACTTCCGCACAGGTAGGGATTAGTAATGAAGTCTTTAGAGTTCAATCTATTGAAGTTTCTTCGGACTTTACAGTCTCGCTAGTCTGCTATTGTTTTGACCACAATGTTCTTGCGTGGAACGTCAACGACGATATTACTTATTCTAACCGACCAACTTATAACTGGACAGTAGACCCTGTAACTAATCTTCAGTACAACTATGGAAGCCCTAACGTTGACTCTACCGCTATTAGTTATCTTACTTGGGATAACCCTTCAGACGAATCAACCAAGGCTCTTATTTACTTTACAAACGATTCAGGAGACTTAGAGCTGCTTGGCGAGGCCACTAGTAACACCTTTGATATTCGACCAAGAACTGATTGGGAAACAGGAGAATCTATAACCTTTACTGTTAAGCTCCAAACACCCTTTGGCAGAACTTCCACTGGAGTTACTACCTCTGGTACTATCTATAACTCCCCTTACCAGCCTCAAAACTTGATTTCCGAGGAGTCCTTGTATGAAGCACTTGTAAACAAAGCTACTAGTGTTAGAGCAAGAACAAAAATCAGCTGGGAACAACCCACAGGCGTAAATGGAGTAAATGCACAAGAGTATAAGGTAGAATACCATAGGTATGTTGCAGGAGAACCTGTAGTTTACACCTTACTAGGCATTACGAGTGAAAAGTTCTTTATCTTTAATGAAATAACTAAAGGTGACTACAGTTTCAGAGTTACAGGTCTTAGCAGCAGAGGCGACGAGTCTTATCCTGCTCAAGATGATTTTGCTATTGTCGGCCTTGCTGGACCTCCTGCAGACCCTACGGGTTTTAGAATTCAAGCAACAGAGACAGGGATGTTGTTTCACTGGAACACACCGGTAGACCTTGATGTTGTTTCTGGTGGTACTTCAGAAATAAGGTATATTCGAAATGACCCAGGTATTAGCCCAAACTGGGAGATTGCTCAAACAATCGTAAACAATCTCAGTGGATCAACTAATACGGTCACGCTGCCTGTAGCTCCGGGTTACTACTTGCTTAAACACATAGATAGTAGCAATGTAGAAAGCTTCGGTTATGCAACCGCGCTCAACACTTTTCAAGGGCCGCTATATAACCAGATCACGAGTATATCTGAAGACCCTAGTTTCTTGGGATCTAAAACTAACTGTTCTGTTGTATCAGGTGGGCTTCATAAAGACTCTGGAGTAGATAACTTTACTTATTACTTTGACAACTCTGTCGATCTTGGCTCCGTAGAAAGTATTAGATTTAACCCTAAACTTAATGCGATCATTACCGACGGTCTTACAGATGTTTCGGATTACGACCCTGTGTCTGCAGTTACTCGCTTTGCCGGACCTGTTGTAGAAGCGGTTCTTAATTTCGAAATACGAACCACAGACGATGACCCTAGCGGAACTCCTACGTGGAGCGACTGGGAGCCTTTCACTGTTGGTAGCTTTCGTAACCGTGCCTTTGAGTTTAGACTTTTAGGCTTTGCCTCTGACGTTAACTATAATATGGAAATCTCTGAGTTGTCTATTGTAGCCGATAAGGTTGACATTTCTAAAAGAGGTACTTCCGCGTCTAGCGCTTCAGCTGACGTTACAATTACATTTGATACACCTTTCTATGGGGGTATCGGTAATACCGATGTACCTTATGTTGGAGTAAACGTAGTTGGCGGTAACTCAGATGACACTGTAAAAATAACAAGCATAACTGCTAGTGACTTTGAATATTCTGTTTTCAATAATGGAGTAAGAGTTGCTCGAAATGTGAATTGGCAGGCCGTTGGCCAGTAAATAGAAAATCTATAAGAAAGTAAAATTATGACAACTAGCTCTAGAACACTAGATGCAGACCAAAGTGGCGCTAATTACAATGTTGATGCTAACAGCGCTTTAGCAGCACTAGATACCTGCCACTCGGGTACTTCCGCACCTACTACTGACCTATACCACGGTAAGCTTTGGCTTGACACTAACACTAGCCCTGGTATTTTGAAAATATACAATAACGCAGCTTGGGAGCCTGTGGGTGGTCAAAACCTAAGAACAACAGATAGCCCTCAGTTTGAATCTATGACTATCGCAACAGGTGCTACTCAGCGGTTGAATGTGGCAGAAAACGGAACTATTGCCGTCTCTACAGACAAAGGTAGCTCTGGTCAACTGCTAACTTCAAACGGCCCGGTTTCCCCAGTTACTTGGGAAGATCCACCCCCCACCTTTCCAATTGACGGTATTATCCTCTGGGCAGGGACAACACCCCCTACAGGGTGGTATATCTGTGATGGTGCAAATGGAACCCCTAACTTAGCAAACAGGTTTGTTGTTGGTTACGGCTCTTCTTACCCTATCGGGGCGACCGGAGGGGCTGAAACTGTTACGCTCTCAACTGCTCAAATTCCTTCGCATCGTCACACCTTTAGTGGCACTACAAGTACTGACGGTGAGCACACTCACACTTACACTAGAGCATATAATAGTGGCAGTGCGTTTAGCGGTAGCTTAACAAGGCACGGCCTCCAGACTGCTACAACAAGCGCTGCTGGAAATCATAACCACACGATCAGTGGAGACACAGGCTACCAAGGTTCTTCTAACTCTCATGAGAACCGACCACCTTATTATTCGCTAGCGTACATCCAGTACAAAGGTTAATAAGCACTACCACTAACTCTACTCAGGGAGAGTGCCTTAAACTACAAAGTACTCTCCTTGTTTTTTTTTTGAAATAAACAAAACAATAGGAAACCTCATGTCCAAAAAGCAATCTCGTTACTCATTGAAAAATAACGCTAAGATGCCGAAATACATGCGACAAGAAAATGAACGAAAATCCAACGTTCATCACATGCCCACTAAGTTCCACCTGCTCCCTAAGAATGAGAAGCAGGACGACCTGATTAACGCCATTAAAGGCTACCCCATTACAGTCACCATGGGGTGTGCAGGTACCGGAAAAACCTATTGTAGTGCAGGGACAGTAGCTCAACTGTTCATGCAAGGTAAATATAAAAAGATTGTATTAACACGAGCTAACGTTCCAACAGGAAAGTCCCTTGGACACTTCCCAGGAACAGTTGAAGAAAAGATGACCCCTTGGCTCATGCCTATGCTGGAAGTACTTACTAAAGCTTTTGGTAGAGGTAAGTATGAATATATGTTAAACAAGGGTGAAATCGAGATTCAGCCTATTGAAACCATCCGTGGTCGTTCTTACGAAAATGCACTAGTGCTAGTAGACGAAGCTCAAAATCTTTGTATAGATGAGTTGAAAGCTATTACCACTCGTCTAGGTGAAAACTCTAAGTTAGTGCTTATGGGAGACCCTGCTCAGTCAGACGTCCGTGATGGTAAAGACCTAGTTAACTTCGCTCGTATGGTAAACGGAGCTGGTATTGAACTCCCTGTTATTGAGTTCGGTGTAGAAGATATTGTACGAAGTGATATTGTGGCAGACCTTGTACGTCTGTTTATTGAAGAAGATATGTAATATTTAAGGAGCATACTTTATGCTACAACTAATACCTATTCTGGCTCCTTTGCTTGGTAAGATTGTTAGTGGACTTGTGCCCGACAAAGTTGATCAAGCAAAGATTGAAGCTGAAATTAAACTAGCCCTAATTGAACACACCGGATCTTTAGAAAAGGTTCGTGGAGAGATTGTCTTAGCAGAAGCTAAGTCTGAAAGCTGGTTGACTGCTACTTGGCGTCCACTTCTAATGATGGTCATTGTAACTATTGTAGCAATGAACTACTTGTTTTTCCCCGTGTTAAACCTTTTCCTTGAAAAAGACCTTGCGATTGACCTGCCCCGTGAACTGTGGAACCTTTTACAGATTGGTGTTGGCGGTTATATTGTTGGTCGTTCTGGTGAAAAGATGGTAGATAAGTGGAAAGAATAAAATGAAGTTCACTAGCATTCAAAATAAACTGACTTCAATGTTCAGTAAGGAAGATGGTGTGCCTGGTTATCTCAAAGGTAATAACAAACCTAAAACTTACGGTTGGAAGTTTGGCAAGCGCTCAGAGATAAAGATGGTAGGTATTGACAAGCGCCTTGAAAAAGTCACTCGTCGTGCCCTTGAACTTTCCCCTGTAGACTTCGGTGTTACTTGTGGTCTTCGGACACAACACGAGCAAAACCAGCTACGTGCTCAGGGAAAGTCCCAGGCTAAGCACTCTCGTCACCAAGATGGGATGGCTGTAGATGTGGTTGCCTACATTGACGGTAAAGTAAGTTGGGATTTGAAACACTACGTTACAATCTCTGATGCTTTCGCCAAGGCCTGTAAAGAGCTAGACGTTCCACTTCGTTGGGGCGGTGCTTGGACACACAACCTGAACGATCACACTGGGACAGAAGCTCACGAAGCCTATGTTTCATTGAGAAAATCACAAGGACGTAGACCATTTATTGATGGACCTCACTACGAGATCCCTAAATAATAAATAGGGACCCCTTATGATATAAGAGGACAGGCTCTCAAGTCTGACAGTCCTCTAGAAGGACGACCCACTAGGAATTACTTGGTGGGTCTCCTTTGTTTTTAAGGTCAAAAAATAGGGTCCCCTTATGACCCCCGACCCCCCTTTAATATTATATTTAAAGATATATTTGTTATTAGGTATTTTTTAATATAATAATATACACAACAACAACATGAGGCATGATGCCTGATTACAACTTAATGAGGTAATACTATGGCGCTAGTTAAAACAGCAGCTAATTCTATGAAGCGTGGTGTAGAGACACCTAGTGCTTCTTACATGTCTTTGAAGCCCTTGTGGAAGAAGGCACGAGCAGTACTACAAGGTGAAGCTCATGCTAAAGCTCATGATGAGTATGTAGAGCGTGATTACTCTAATCTCCTTCTTCCTTTTTCTCCTAGTATGACACAACCACAGTATGACTTCTACAAGTCAGAAGCCGAACTACCAGGTCTAACAACCCAGTATGCTCGTGTGTTGATTAGTGCCTTGCTACGTAAACCATCACAACTAACACTACCAGAAGAACTTGATTCTGTTGGTGCTTATAACTGGCTTACAAAAGACTTCACCCTTGATGGTGCTTCCTTGTTTAACTTCTTGGATGCGGCTATCTGGGAAGAACTACAAACATCTCGTGCTTGGGTGTATATTGATCGACCTACTATTTCTGATGCAGAATTAGAAATGATGACGCCTGAAGAACGTGATATGATCTCGCCTTATCCTGTTTTGATTAAGGCTGAGAATGTTATTAACGTTCAAACAAGAACCCACCCAGTTACTCGTGCTAAGACCCTTAGTCGTTGGACTACTCGGTATATCACTGAAGAGTACAGCGAAGACAACCCTTGGCACCCTAGCTATGTAGATACTGTTTGTGATCACTACCTTGATGAACAAGGTTTGTTGGTTCTTGACTACTACAAGAAGGCTCACGGCTCTCATGAAGTAGAAGCGCTTAACGGTGTTATTACTCAAGAGTACGAAGACTCTGCTGATGGTGGTTTCCAGAAGTATGATACAGTCTACCCAATGAAGTTTGGTCAGCGTCTGGATCGTATTCCTGCGTTCCCACTTAACGGTCAGATTGAGCCTATTGAACCAGTACTTATGCCTCTGATTGACAGAGAGGTAGCACTCTACAACAAGGTGTCTCGTCGTAACCACCTACTATACGGTGCAGCAACCTACACACCTGTGGTACAGTCTGACATGACTGACGAAGAGTTTGAAGAACTCGTTGGTGCAGGTCTTGGTACTTGGCTACGTGTTCGCAAGGATGAATCTATTAGTGTTCTAGAAACACCAACGGGTGCCTTGTCAGACATGGATCGTGCTATTGAGGCTACTGTTGGTGAGATGGCAAAGATGGGTATTCGTATGCTGTCTCCTGAACAAGCCGCTTCCGGTGTTGCTCTAGAGATTCGTAACGCTTCTCAGACTGCTCAGTTAGGAACAATGAACGCTAAGATCTCTAGTACTATGCAAGATATTCTAGCCTTTATGATTAACTGGAAGTACGATACTGACTACTCCGGCAATGATGTAGATTTCCAGCTTTCCGCTGACTTTGCAGCCACTGTTGGTGGTGAAGGTGCTATGCGTCTGTGCAGCGAGTGGTATCAAAGTGGTATTATTTCTCGTGATACGTTTGTTAACATTGCGAAGTTTAACGACTTCCTTCCTGCTGACTATAACGATGAAGAAGCCATTGAAGCAATTCAGACTGACCCTCTAGTGGCTAACCCTGAGTTGAAAGAAGACGAACTTCAGCTAGACGAAGCAGAACAAGCACCACTGCTATAAAAAACTAGTACTAAATACAGAGGCTCCCTTATTGGGGGTCTCGAAGCCCCTATAGCTCAGATGGTAGAGCAATTGATTTGTAATCAATAGGTCCGCAGTTCGAGTCTGTGTGGGGGCACCACCTTATCCACGAAGTATAGTAATGGAGAGACTGATGTCTATTAACGAAAAGATTTTTGACCGTATTGTTGATCACGCTGGTGATGTTCGACTTTATGAAAATGGTGTCCAGAGTGGAAACCGTACAATCCTACGCCAGCACAGATTTAACTTAAGAGACCTTTTAAAAAAGAACATTCGAGCGGATGTGAAGCCAGAAGTAACTCGCTTTACAAAGGAACTCCAAGCTCACAACAATAAGAGCTTGTTAGAGTTCTCCAACTCGCAAAAGGTCTTTCACAAGAACAACCTTGATGCAGAACTAAAGTCGTTCTACAGAACACAGAAGCCAAAAACTAAAGAGTTACTGGCAGAAATAACAGGACCAAGAATTAAAGGTTCTCGGACTCTCAAAGGTAATATGAAGAATATTGGCTCTGGGGAACTTATCCGTATTCAAACAAAAGTAAAAGGCGGTCTAGCTAAAGGTTTAACCAACGATGAGATTATTAAGGATGTCATGAAGACAACTAAGATAACCGAACATCAAGCTAAGACCCTTACTCGTACTTCTATTACAACAACACAAGCTGATGCACTTAATCAGGTTATGAAGGCTAATGAAGAAGTCTTAGTAGGCTACATGTTTACTGCTATTCTAGATGGTCGTACTAGCCCTATCTGCTCTTTCCATAACGGTAAAGTTTATGATGTTGATGATAGGCGCTATCAACCCCCACTTCACTGGAACTGTCGTTCAACGATGGTACCTGTAGTTAAGAGTAAAGAAGACTTACAAGTTGTTGACTCTAAGAACATTAAAGCTAGAAATCTGAAAAAGGTTTCCCCTAGTCTTCTTACAGGCACTGTTGCAAAAGTTAAGGACTACACAAGTTGGTTGCGTCGTCAAAGTACTGATGTACAGATTAAGCAACTAGGCGGTGAACGCCAAGCTGCACTGTTCCAACAAGGTCTCCTTAAAGCAAAAGAGTTTGTTTCTCCTGAAGGTAAGGCTCTGTCTATCCGTGGTCTAATGCGCCGTGCTAATAGAACAGTTAAACGTCCTACAGCTAATAACGAAAGCAACATTACTCTGGGCTTCTCTACTCCTGACGAGCTTATGAAGTCTAAGTCTAACACTGCTGCGCTTAAGGCTCACTTTAAAAACGATGCTATGGAGAACTCTCAGGCTTTAGCTTTGACTGATTTTAAAGGTAACTCCTTATCTCAGAAGCAAGGTAGTCGAAGAGCTTTCAAATCTAACCGTGAAGGTGCTGTGTTTAACGCTGATGGCGCTGACTATGTCGGGGGCGCAGGTAGGCACTTACAAATACAAGAACCAGACATTCTTAAAGAGCGTCTAGCACGAGTAGCCAACAGTGATGCCTTAACTCCAGAACAAAAGACTTACATTGAAAAGTTTGTAAAAGATTTAGACCGTGGTCTTTCTATTAACCAACGCTCAGTTGTTACTGATGTGCTTCGTCAGACCTTTGTTCGTTCTAATAACTCTGGTGAGCCTTGGGGTAAACCTACTTCAGTATTCCGTAAGTTTACTTTGAACTCTGTTCAGGACTTAGGCACTCTGATGTTTAACCGTTCAGCTGATCGTGGGAAACTCTTTGGAAACCTTACTGCTAAAATCGCAGATGACCCTGAAGTGTTTATTCAGAACAAGCGTTATACTATGAGTCAAATCATTGATGACCAACGTGCTGATAACCGTTTCATTGAAACCTGGCAAGGAACTTACGGTGCTAAGTTGGCTAAGAAAGCTTACTTCAACGGTAAATCTCCCTTAGCTTCCTATACTCAACCTATTATTAAGCGTTACCCTTCTGTAAAAGAGTTTAGAAAAAAGCTTATTGATAACATACCGGGAATAAAGATTAAGCGTAAACTAGAAAAGCTATTCGAGACTAAACCACCGAAGCCTTCTTGGTACCAACAACAAGTATCGAAGGTTCGAGGTGCATCAAGAGAGTTTCTTGATAGAGAGTTTTTGTTTACTTTCCAACGTGAGTCAGCTAAGAAACAGTTAAAGGATAAGGTCCAAAAGGCTACTTCTAAGGCTATGCAGTCAATTGCTACAGCTGATGGTGCTGACTATGACATGTTAGCTATTAAGATTGGTCAAATCTTTGACAATGAGCTAGGTACACTTAACCCGTTCAGATCTAAAAATCTTAAAGACTTCCACAGAGATGGTAGTAAGATTATTGACTCGCTTGAAAAGCAAGGAATGATCCGTACAACTACTATTCGCGATATTGGCACTTCTGCACCTATTGATCTTACCACAGGTAGACCTGTTAGTGATGCTGCGCTAAGGGGTGTTAGTGTTACTCGGCAGATTGGCATTATTAATGGTCCTATGAGACAGCTACAGATTGCTTCTGAGAAAGCCCGTACAGCTCGTCGCTTTGGTTACTCTAATAAGAGAGACAAGGTTTACGCTCGTGCAGGTAGTAAAGAGTACTATGATGCTCGTAATCGTAAGACTGGTATGCCTGTCGTATCTGAAAAGGTTTATGCCGACTACGATGCTAATCAGATTGACCGCGACATGGCTAACATGCTTAATCACGCTAACTCTGTTAAGTACGAAGTTGATAACGAGTTCTTTGACTTTGCTGAGAGACTTATTTACTTTAACGATAAACGAGGTGAAGCTAAGAAGTGGGATGAGCTAAACGAGATGAAGAAACTTTTCATGTCTCGTGGTAATGACTCTCGTGGTACTATGGCTGTTGCTAAGTTCTATCGTAAACGTGGAGAGTCTTTTTCTGTTGATGCTTCTGTAGACTTCCGTGGTCGTGTGTATCATCGTGGCTTACTTACACCTACTAAGGGTGAAGCTATTAGACCTTTCCTAAATACAGCTAAGTCTGTTGCAGTTAACCCTGATGTTGTAGAAGAACTGCAAACACAGATAGGTGCCTTGATTGGAAGTCCTCTAGATACACTTACTGTCAAAGGTCGCTTAAAAGCTTTCAAAGATCAAGAGAAGAACCTTCTTGAGATTGGCGAACTTATGATGAGCAAGACTCAGCCTGATAGACGTATTAAAGAGTTCTTATCTAACCCCCTTGTAGCTGCAACAGAAGATGTTGAAGTTGGCAAGCTTGCTAGACTAGCTCTGGAGTATACCCGTCTTCACAATCACATGGGTGGCAATATACCAACTAACAAGACTAAATATAGTCCTGAACAGTTGCAGAAACTAACCCAATTCCGCACTAAGATGATGATTGAAAATGACGCTAGTTCCTCTGGTGCTCAGGTTATTTCTTTGTCTACTGGTGATAGAGCTTCTGCTGAACTGTCTAACGTTTTACAGACATCTAAGAAACAACGTCTCTACGATGAAATCGCTAAACGTACAGTTGATGATGCCGAGTTTCTAGCTATACCTGAACTTCAAGACCTAGACCTAGACTGGACAGACTTGATGAAGGCTGCTAAGAACCAGAACATGGTTGCTTTCTATGGTGCGGGGGATGCTACTAAAGCTAATAACGTTGCTAACCAGTTTGCTAAAGTTCTTGCCAAAAAAGGTAAGGTTGCTATTACAGCAAAGGAAGTAGATAAGTTTAAGAAAGCCATTGATGCTAAGATTAGCTTCGAAATGGATAGAAAGAATTGGTCTCGCATCGATGAGTTGCGTGATATCAAGAAGAATGTAGTTCTTGCTTCTAAGGAAGGTAGGACTATCAAAGATTCCCTCTATGAAACTGCTCGTTCAGAGTTCAGAGATGGGGTTAAGAACTCGGAGGAGATGCATACCTTCTTAGCTAAACTTAACGACGAGACTGGTGAACTGATTGGAACCCGTCTATTCGAAAAGATTTCTAAGATTATGTCTCGTAAACTCGAAGAAGAGGTTCCTGTTACTGGTAAGTTCATTAAGTTCTGGAAAGACATTGCTAAAGATTATGTAGCAGAGTCTGGTTCGGTAGACATCCCTTGGGTGACTTTCGATGGAAAGACTATGATGCAGCGTTATCGAGTAAAAGAACAAACACGAATAGACTTCACCGACCCTGTAACGGGCGAGAAGGTCTTTAACATTTACGAAGCACCTAGTGCAGATGGTAAGCTGCTATCTCCACAGTCAATCCAAGACGCTGCGATTGGTTTGGGTGTTAATGGCAACCACAGTAATGACGCTGTGTTAGTCAGAAAATTTCACCTTTGGGGTAAGAAGAATGGCGTTGATACTGGAACTATCCACGACGCTTTCTTTACAAACTTAGGTGAGGCGGTTAACGCCAAGTCTGCCCTTCGGCAAATCTATGCAGATGCGCTAGAAGAAGGTACGATACATAAGACTCTCAAAGCAATGCGAAAGTCTGGTATGTCAAGGGCGACATATAATAAATACTTAAAAAGAGCTTATGCTGATGGTTTAATCGACCCTGATAATAAGATTACACCAAAGGAACTGCTAGAAAACTTCCGTCCGGGAAATGACTGGTACGGTATTGGTCCATAGATATTTGTAATATTTATAACCTTAAACAATTAGAAGAGTCTGTGACTCGAATTTACATATAAAACCCTAGCTGTGCTAGAAAGGAAATAACATGACTGAAGATAATCAAGTAAACGAAGTAGCAACAGAAGAAGTTGTTGAAGAGCAACCTGTTGTAGAAGAAACTGTAGAAACAAACGAAGCCCCTAAGGATAGCGTTGAA